AGATAGTGCCGTTTTCAACGCTGGCGTTAACAGTTTCAGTGAACTGACCCACGCCCTTCGGCAACTCAAATTTGTAGAAGGCAGTGCCTCCCGAAGCATAACCTGTAAAGCCAGACACCGTGCCTGTGGCATTGGTGCCTACTGACCCTGTTACGTTCCAAGACGCAAGCCTAATTTCGCTAATGCCGCCAACGTTGTTGCGGCATCCTAATGCGTAACCTGATGTTAATGCACAGCTCATATTTTTTTTTTTTGTTTATAGTGTCAAACGAAAAAGAAGGGCAGGTTTCCCTGCCCTGTCATCATCCAGCAGGTGTCGTTGCGTTGCTCGCCTTGTACAGCACCATAAATTCAGGGTATGCAAACTGCACCCCGTATTTCAGTGCCGCTTGAAAGCGGATTTGGTCGTTGTCGTAACTTGCCCAGATGCGGAAGGTGTCCTCATCGCTGAGCAGGTCAGTACCAAAGAACAGGTTGCTCAATGACGTTGCCACGATGCGGCGCGTGCCATTCAATCCGTTCACCGCGCAGATTCTCATATTGGTCGCAGGGAAGAACATCTCACCAGCACCCAACTGCCCAAGGTCGCCCTGATACAAGTTCAATCCTACCAATTTGTTGGCAAGGATGCGGTAAGTGTCCCAGCCGCAGAAAGCGTAGATATCGTCCTTGCTGATGATTTCAACAGGGATGTTTTGGTAAACGTTCTCAAACGCACTCACGATGGTGGTGTCGCTGAAAGCCGCACCTGCAAGGCTCGACACGATTGAAGCGGATGCAGTGGTCTTCTCCATCAAGTGAAGCAGTCCAACGGTCTTGTTCAGATTCGCGTCACCGCTCAATGATGCAGATGAACCAGTCCATCCTGATGCGCCAGTCGCAGTTGTTGACTGCCAAATGGCGTTCTCGATGTTCTTGGCAATCTGCTTTGCTTTCTGCTCGGCAAACGCTTGCTCGAAAGGTACGCCTTCGTAGTTGCTGCCCTGCGTAAGTTGGGTTTGCATCCAGTACTGTTCCAATGAACGAGGACACAACTCCTCTTGCACCTTCACCCGCGCAACGCTGATGTTACGCTGGCTGAACGTGGTTGTACCTGACGCATTCCACGCACAGGTGGATGCGGCTTGGAATACTGCATCGGTGTCCATCAAGTTCAATGATTCCTCAAACTTAACGCCCACACGCTTCTGCATCAATGATTGGGTCTTCGCATCGAAAACCGCTTTGGTCAGCAACGGCAACCGCTGTTGCTCAACGTAGGACGTTAGTCCCCCAAGTGAAAATGCCATAATCTTTTTATTTTAGGTTTTTTAGGTTTTGTGTTAATGCTTCAAAATTCGTGTTGCGCGACAGCTTGATGTTCTCGACAATCGCATCGCTTGTCCGTTTGCGTGGCTCTGCCGTTGGTACTTTGCTCATCTTCTGAACTTCTGCATCCAACTGGTCAAAGCGCGCGGTATTGGCCTCCATCGCACCTGCCAACTTCTGCATAATCTCATCCAACTTCGCTTCCAGTGCGCTAATTCTCGCGTCTATTTCGGATTCGGCGGCCTCGCCTTCGGGCGCGACTTCAATCTCAACTTCCTGTGCCGCTACTTCTTCCTCAACCACTGGCTCACCAGCTGGCAGGTCACCCACTTCGACAATCTTGCCGCCTTCGGTTGTGATAACGCCAACTTCGGGTACAGTGTGCTGACCATCGGGTGCTGGCAACATCCCTTCTTCGGTCACAACGAACACAGGCGTACCTGCAACAAGGTCACCATCCACGCGCACCATTGTGCCATCTTCCAGTTTGTAATCTGCAAAGTTTTGCGGCGTTGGCGTTGCGGTAAACTTCCGCAGTGCGTCAGCCAGTTCAGTCAAACGATTTGCTATGCTCATAGGGTCGCTTTTGTAGTTAAATACCACGTGTCTGGATAGTATGCAAAAAAACGCTGAACGCTTCTTCAAGGCTTGCCATTGCCGCTTCTAAACTCGATTCGGTTGCCTGCATTCCGAAGTAGCCTTCAATGCTGAACCCTGTGAACTGGTCGCGCTCTTCCCACACTTTGTCGTTCTCCACTTTGAACGACCCGAACCAACTGCCATCAGGTGCATCCTCAAAGCCTTTCGGTGGATTTACCCCGCGCTCGCGGTCAATCAGGTAGCTTTCAAACATATACACGCCATCCAGTGGCTTGCTGTGTTCGGCGTTCACCTTCGCTTGGTTCTGCTGTTTGAAGTACTTCTGCACCATCTTGCGGATGGTGTCCTTGTCGAACAAGACGTAGTACTTACCGCGTGTGTCATCCTGCCGAATGATTGGCGTGTCGGCCAGCATAAGCGGTCCTGTCAGGATGCGAAGTGCGGCATCCTCAGCGAAGCGTTGTTGCTTGGATAGGGCAATGAATGGTCGCTCGATTGCGGGTGATTCCACGAGGCTCACGTAGCTTACGCCTTCGCCATCCTCATCAATCGTCATCAGGTATACAGGTAGCTGTTCCATATCATCAAATACCATCACGCGCCTAACGTTGCAAATTCACTCATCCTGCGAAGCCTGCCGCTAACCGAGCGGATGTCGCTCTCTACCACATACGCCCGCATCTCTTGCCCTTGTCCGTTTACAGGTGGGTTCAGCAATTGCGCGTTCGGGTTCGTTGCTGTTGGTGGTGGCAATGCCTGCCCGCCCATATTGCCGCCGCTTGCGCCTCCTGCGCTAACACTACCTCCGCCGCCACCGCCTCCGCCTCCGCCTGAAATGCTTTTTGCTTGATTCAATCCTGTTGCCGCAATGGCCGCAATACTCAGCCCTGCCTTGACTTTTGCCATCGTTATAAGCGTAGCCGCCTGAGTTGCACCTGCCACACCCGCAGTCAATGCGTTGGCTGGATTTGCCGCCGCATTCGCAGAAATACCCGCAATCTCTTTTTGCAAGTTGATGATGACGTTGGCTATCGCCACGCCTTTTTCCAAAGCCAATGCCGCCAACATAAAGCCCTTCGATTTGTTGCCAAACGCTTGCAATATGGTGACGATGCTCTGCGATGCGTTATTGTAGAACGACACCCGCGCTTCTTGGAATGCTTTTTCATCAGCCTCCGCCTTCTCTCGCATCGCTTGTTGTTGCGCGTAATATTCTTCTTCAACTGCCAGCTTATAGTCAATTTCCGCTTTCTGCTGTTCAAGTTCAGCGGCTAACCGCTCATCCTCTTTTTGTTTCGCCGTAGCGGCCTGCTCATCAAGTTTGGCCTGTCGCGCCACCCGCAATTCTTCCAGCACCAAATTTGTCGCTTCTTCATTGCCCTTGACCTTTGCCAGTCGTTCCTCAAAAGATTGGTCAATGGCTTCCAGTTCCTTTTCGTTATCCGACAGCGTAGACATCAGCAGGGCCTGTCGTGAGGCGGCTATGATGTTGTTGACCTCCTGCTCTTTTGCGGCACGCTCCTCGGCTAATTTCTTGGCTCTTGCTTGCCTTTCTTCTTCCTTTTTCGCGGCCTCATCTGCGCTTACCCGTGCCGCATCGTCTATGGTTTTCTGCGATTCTAAAAGTGTGATTTGAGCTTTTAGCCTTCTGGCTTCTGATTCTCCAACGCGCTTGTCAATTTCTTGGATGTATTGGTCGGTTTCAGCATAGCCCGCGTCAATTAACTTTTTGCGTTGCCTTAATTTCTCGTTGGTAAACTCCTGTTCTTGCCTTATCTCATTTTCCGCTATCGTAATCTGCGACCTTGCCGCTTCAACAGCTTGACCTTGTGCCGCCAGCAATTGATTGCGTAGCTGTGCATTTGTATTCGTTTGGTCAACAAGTGCTTTTTGTCGTTCCAACGATTTATTGTAGTCATCCTGTTTCTTTTTTGCCTCCTCAACTTCATCGCTTAAATTGCTGAAATACTGAGCTAATAAACCGATGGCAACAATCAATGCGCCCACGCCTGTCGTTGCCAGCGATAGCTTAAACGCATTCATCTTGGCAATGCTTGTGACCAACGTACTGCTAAAGATTTTCTGCGCAGTCGCGTGCAGGTTCACCATTACCGCGCTATCCTTGTTCAACACGTTAGCGACCGCCTGCACACCGTTCAGCAACGCCAGCGATGCCTGCACCTTCATCATTGCCTTCTGCAAATCTTCATTCTCCTCGCCAAACAACGCCGCCGCACCCTGCGCCACTGCGAAGGCACCCGCTAACCCTTGACCCACGCCGAGCAAGGTGTCCAGCGTTCTGGTGTCCGATGCCATCGCCTTGATTTGCGCTTGCGTGTCCCCGATTTGGTCTGCCAGTCCACCCGCCTGCGCTTGCAACTCTCGGAAGCGGTCAGTGTTGCGTTGCCCTGACTGCTCCAACTGCAACATCTCCTCGCGCAACGCCTTTAACTGCGCCCTTGCTGATTTGAAGTCGGCGGTAACGTTAAGGTTTTTGTTCTCAAGTTTTTCGGCATTGACCTCATCAATCGTTTTAGTCGCGTTGTCAGTCGCGTTGATTGCAAGTTCTTTGTCGGCAACTTTATCAGCATTGACCTCGTCAACCACTGCGCTTGCACCATTTGTTGCGCTAATGTTAAAATGCTTGTCTGCAACTTTGTCAGCGTTTACCTCATCAATTACCCGACTGGCTTCATCGGTAGTAGTAACGCTAAACTGCTTGTCATTAACCTTTTCCGCGTTAACTTCATCAATAAGATCACCAGCACGATTATCTGCATTTAGCGTTAGATGCTTGTGACGCAATTCTTCCTGATTCACGCGCTCAATTACAGCCGTTGCCTCATCGCTTGCAACCACATCGACGCTGACATCAATAGCCTTACCTTCCAGTTTAGTTAAATCATCGGAAACCGCATTGACACTCAACGCCAACTTGTCGATTTGCTTAATCGCCGTTGCGCTGTTCATTTTGCCCAAATCACCCTGCAACTGAGCAAGCGTGTCGCTTAACTGCTTAAATTCATCTGTGTTTGCCTGACCAGCCGCCGCCATCGCGTCCAACCGCTTGCGCAGGGATTCGATGGTAGTGCTGATGTCGTTAATCTTTGCGGTTGCTTTATCCTCGACCTGAAGGCCAAGGATGACCGTGTTTTTTATCTCTGCCATTATCTAACTTTTACAGGTGAAGTGAATGTTGGTGTGACCTCGCCATCCACTTCGGATTCAAGGTTGTAGTTCAAATTTGGCGTGACCGTTTGCGGACTGAATTCAGCAAGGTTCAGGATGCGGCGAAGCGTTACCCTACACATCACGTTTTGCCCGACACGATAGTCGCTGATTTCCAAAAGCCGCCACTTAACGCCGTGCCAATAAACAGGGATGCGGAAGTCAAGTGCCGCGATGTCGGTAACCGTGAGCAAGAAGGTAGCCTGCACGGTCATCGCTTCCTTGCTTGCAATCTCCTCGATGTAGGTCTTCCAGTAGCCGTTGAACAGGTTGTTGTTTGTGTATGGCGTGTAACCGCCTTGACCATCGGGTAACGCCCAGTAAATCTGCTTCGGCATTCCAAATGCCAAGTCCTGTTGCGGGTCATATGGGTTATCAACGTGACCAATATAGGGAAGCGTGTTGCCGCTCACCCAGCCGCTTATGTTCGTGCCGAAGTTAGCCACCCAGTACCAAGTTTCGGTGGACCCGCTTGGCGCAGGTGTCATCTCCACGTAGTTGTACTGCGCGATGCGATAGCCTGTCTTCATCGTTTTGAGCGTCCCATCGTCCTGCACGTCAAAGGTGCGGCCCAAAACAATGTTGGTGCGGTACTGCGCAGGTATAACCGTAGCGCACTTGGTTTCGATGCGCTGCTCGCCAACGCCGTAGAAGTTGTCCGTATCGTAAATCCTGCATCCGTAGCCTTCTTGCCAAGTGTTTTGATAGCTTTTTGCCAATGCCTCGCCGCCATCGCGATAGGCGAATGTAAACTGCTTGCGCAATTCAGGGTCGCCCATCGTTATCTGCATCTCCTGTGCCTCGT